GTAAAGTGAATGGGAGAAGGGGTTGTTCTTTAACTGCCTCGTCGCGACATCAAGTGTTCTCGAGTTGGGGTTTTCGTTACCCTTATAAGGATTGAGTTGATGGAATGTATTGTTCTGGTACTGCTGGGTCCAACCACCATTCGCAGCGTTCATGCGACCATCGATCCGGGAGGTATCACTTCTAACCGCTGTGATCTGCCCACCCTGCTTAAGGGCACTCTCACGGACATTCATGCGACCGGCGTTACCCATACGGTTAGCCTTACCACGACGATCCTCTGGGCGGAACCCAAACTTCATGAGCTCCTCATTCGTCTTCGCAGTCACTTGAGCAGCAGCACTGTTCGTGTACGCACCATGGAAACTGTGGATACCTGGGGTTGGGTGGTTCACGTACGCGTAGTGTTCATCGTTGCGATCACCCTTGAAACGAGTCGGGTCCTGGGCGAGTGTCTGTGCAGAGACCAAACGCTTGGCACCACTGAAACCCAAACCATCATCACGTAGACCAGTTTCGGACCGATTGGTGGTACGCTTAGTCATCTCATGTTCACTACGGGGTACGACACCGGTCATTCCCTGGGCACGACCAGCCATAACAGGTAACCGAGAAGGAAGATAGGCTGTCGTCTCAGGTTTATTGTGGGTGAGTTCTCCAACCTTCGCCGATCGTCCACCTGTAACGTCCATGGCGGGACCAGATCGCCCTGGGAGAGTTGTGAGCCTGTATTCACCTACGTTAATCGGGTTAATCCTGAACATCTGTTGATAACCACCCACAGCTGGGGTATCAGCTCCTACACCAAGACCTGGACCCACCAATTGTTTCTCGATAGGGGATAGGTTGTTCATACGCCCTTGATCATACATGCGGTTACGCATGTTGAGAACTTCTTGACCACCACTTCTCTGCTGACGACTAATATCTGCGAAGCTCTCCATCTCTCTTTTCGCGGGGGCGGCTACCCTGGACACGAAATCGTTCTCCTTGAATTCCGGTTGAGGGGGAGGAGAAGGACCAGGACCAGGTGCAATTACCTGTACCCCAGGACTATACATCTCAGTTTTAGACTTGGTACTAAGTGACCGCCCAGCATAAATTAGACCAGCTATAGCTAATACGGAAATAGGATCAGCCATTCTTACTTCTTAACGATATTTTTATTGACGTATCTTTTCTGGAAAAGTCCGTTTTGGAGTTCAGCACGGGTACTCGATGGCTCATAACGCATGGTGCGAAGAGGGGTCTTGCACTCCATGTTGGAGAGAGGGAATAGGTTACGCTCATAGGTCTGAACGATATTCTTATTGAACCGAGACGTAGACTGGGGTCTGAGCTGATCACTCGTTTCAATAAATCTCGCTGGGGCACCTTTACCTGCCATATAGGGGGCGGTACCGTACAACATTGTATTGGGACGAGATCCATAGTTCAGGTGACTGGGCTGAGGGTAAACAAACACTTCATCGGTCGCCCTCACTGATGGGAGAGCACCTTTATTTTCGACAATAGAAAGACCAGGTTGAAGCTGATACGCCATTTATTATTACATGAGAATATTAATCCACATTAACGCCTGTCCCCGCTTCTGTGAAGACCACCAAAGGCTTCCAACTGGGCACCACGCATATCGGGACTGCATGTTCTCGCATCACTCTTACACATCGGTTTATTCTTGGGTCCGTACAACCATTCCGCGAACGCCGTCTGATCCCCTGGAATCTTCGACACGGCAGTCGTCACGAACTGTCGTTCGTAGGCATTACGTTGGTGCTTGGGGAGTGTAGTACGGGAACGTCCCGAATCATACGAAACCTGATCACCACTGAATTTATCCATGAGTGTCTTCTCAGATGCATAATAGCAGGCTTGCAACCTGTTTGGGGCATCGGTGTAATCTGTTATCAAAACGTTTCCAAGGGGATTCTCCATCGTCGGCTTCTGGCACGTAGGTGCGCTCTGTACATCTCCATATGGTTCCTTGATGACGTTCATCTTATACATCACGAAGATGATCGATAAGACAGTCATACCCAAAATGAACATACGGAGATCACGACGAATGAGGAATAATACACATGAAGCGTAAATAACAAACCGTGATGCGGCATTAATTCTATCCTCTGGTGTTTGTTTACTATTAGGCCAGAAGTCTAATATTTTTTTAGTATTGACAAGTTGTGTAGGATCCTCGAACCAAACTTTCATTTAATATAGTCGAGGTTTATTTTTTTGGTAGACCACCCATCAAACCGGACATCATCTTCATGAGGGCATCCTGATTAATTTGACCGTCGCCGTTCTGCATCTTATCGGCACACTCCTTCGCGAGTGTTTCAATCATACCGAGTGTTTCCTCGGGAACGGACTGGATAGTCGTACCAAGGATGTACAGGGTCTGGAGATATTGCCACACGGCAGCCTTGGTGCCTTCGTTCATGCGACTCCACAACCCAATGAGATCGATCTCCTTGAGAAATTCAATCTCTGGGGAGTGAACGAGAATGAAATCCTCATCCTTCGCAGAAATCCGGTCGGCGTGGGGAGTGACGCTAGTCATGAAACCATCGACGATGAGCTTGGGGGAAGTCGTTCTAATAAGATCAAACGACGTCAGCATTTTCTTAACACTCTTTTCATCTGGAAAGGACTTGTGCAATTCCACAAGAAATTGTCCCATCATATCATTAAACGCAGATACGGACGCCATTTTCTTATTAAATACCTGTAATCTTTAAGTTTAGAAAGGTTCATTGGAAATAGTCTCTTTTTTACCGAGACCATTGAGTATGATCATATACACGAGAATGGCGACAAGAACCGCCGGCTTCACGTATTGGTTTAATTCCAATTTTCCTTCGTTATTTAAATACGCCTTGAGATGGATGTACCCGGCTGTGGTAGCACCCGCTATGAGAGCGGCGTATACTGGGTCACGTAGATAGTCGGAGAGTTCCATTTAATAATAGCCAACTTTTTTTGTACGAGTCTCTGGTGCGTCCCCGAAAAGTACATCGTCATCATCTGGCTGCTGGGGTTCTGGCTCTGGCTCTGGCTCTGGCTCTGGTTCGTCGTACTGGACGGATGGAATCGTTTTGAACTCCTGGGACTCGGGTTCCATCATAGGAGCCGGTTCGAGTTCGGGTTCGGGTTCCATCATAGGAGCTGGCTCGGGTTCCGGCTCGGGTTCCATCATCGGCTCGGGATTATGTTCATCAAAGATATCGGGGTCCTCACTATCCTGAACTTCACCGTCAAGATCGATATCTCTGGACTCCTGGGACATGTATGTCTGCAAAATCTGCTGAACGGGGATGAGTTCCTTTACGGAATTCTCGATGCACAAACAGAAACGACTGGTTAATTTTTCATCTCGGTTATAAACACTCTGTTCCTCGTGGAAAATGTAGGGGTCGCGATAGAGATCCTTCGCGATGTTGTTATAACACGTTTGAACGAAAACCTCGTTCGTTGGGAGTTTGAGAGAAATTTTCTTATTATCCGCCTTGAGTCGAACCGCGGAAAGAATTTTCGTACACGCGACGAAAACGGCAGCCAAGAGATCATTAAACCACGCGCATCGATTCGCGATATTATCCGTGTGCTGTTTAGACATGGCGTTCGACCAGTTTGGGACTTCCTTCAGTAATTTCTGAAACATAATCAAAACCTTCCTCCCCTTGGAAAGTTTGGTCGCTTCATCGTACATATCGCTAAAAACATCAATCATAGGTGGACACATAATCGTACACATTTGTCCGAGATACTCCTTCTTCGCCTCGACTAATATATTCAAATTATCCATTTATGATTAATTGGGTTTTAAAATCAAAATTTACTACGCACCGTTTCTCCTGTACTGGTTGGCTATCTTCTTCAGGTTCATGAGATTTGGGAAATCGGTGTCATCTTCGACTTCACTGTGTGTTTCTCTCTTCTTTTTTGAGGTGTTCCAAGACACGTATATATCGAAATCACTCAATAGTTGAACTTCGAATCCACCATGTTGAAACTGTCTCATCACGTATCTGGCTGCAGCCCCCCTGTCGTACACTGGGTAGCCTACGAGAAACACCGGTACTGTGAGAAACACCTGTTTATGACCAAGTTCTACTGATTTTCTAATCTTCGATGAAAACTGTTCATAAATCTTGGTGTATATTTCCTTTTTGATCTTTTTCTTCTTATCATCAATTCGTATGATATCATTGATGCTGATCATTACAATTAGCTTAATTTATTTTTTGCGGATTCTAACCCATCGAGGTTCGGCATAGCACTCTCCTTGATGAGTTTATATTTTACAAATTCCTTACCAACAGAATCTTTTGTGTAGATGCTGATATCATCTGGTGCCTGGTCACGGAGGGGTTGGGAACGGAGAGATTGTATACGAATCTTTCCACCCTTTTCGATGAACGACGCGATCACGGTGAAACCAAACGAGAAGCCGTCATTCTTCACGACCATAAACACGCATTCATACATCCTATCCGCAACACCCTCATACGTCTTGACCGACTGTGTCTCTATTATGTACACAGAAAACCCAAGGCGTTTGAGCAACTCCTTGTTCGTTTCCATCACGAACTTCTCCATCGTGTCGTGATCGACATTACTTTCTACCAGTGAGTACCCTGAGTAGTCTGGTCTGGGGTCATTGAGTTTTACGTAGTTGATTGGTTTCTTGTACCCTGAAAATCCAAATGATTCGGAATATGTCTCACGCCTGAACATCGCCAGGACAGCCACGACGAGTATAACCCCGATTACAATCTTGAGTGTATCCATCTTTTATTATAATGCGTTAATTTTTTTTTACAAAATACCCTATACATATTAGATGTCGTTGTTGATTTATAGTCCAAGATGCAAACATTCCATGAGTTTAGTTGAATACATCAATGATAACAAACAATTGAAACAGCTGATACATTATCACAATGTCAATACACAGGGTATACCGAGAGAATATACCAATAAGATTAACCGTGTACCGACCATGCTGACCAAGAATGGGAAGATTCTCGTGGGTAACGAAATAAAAAACTGGCTAGAGTCACTCTTACCTAAAAAGGATATTGAACATGGAGGGTTTGGGAGCACAATATCTTCCATGACCGCGATAGATGGAAGTGATAAAGATTCGGGTCTTTTTTACCTCGACAACTACGGTCAATCTCTTCAACCCGCGATGACCAAGGAGCTTGAGGAAAAGATTAACAGGGATGTGAGTAAGGGTGAAGTGTATAAGGATTTAAAGATGTAAGTCGATTCTCCCATTAGATATGAAATTAGTTTCGATACAAGCTACTGCATTTAAATCGATATTTGAAGTTCTAAAGGATATCTTAAACGATGTAAATATATATTTCAGACCACAAGGGATGTACATAGTCACGTTGGATACGGCGAGAACTTCTCTCATCGACCTTTTTTTGGCGGCTGATAATTTTGAAGAATATGAGTGTGACCAGGAAGAGATCATCGCGGGTATAAACATATCGAATACCTTCAAAATCATGAAAACAATCACAAATAACGATGTGATTAAGATTGAAATCAATTCGAAGGAGTTCATGAACATCGAAATCACGAGTGAGACTAAGAAGACAAGCACCAAGTTCCAACTTAAACTCCTCGACATCAATGAGAATCATATCGAAGTACCAGATGTTGAAATGTCCACTATTACAACTTTACCATCCGCCGATTTCCAGAGACTCTGCCGTGATATGTCTAATTTGGGATCGGAGATTGAAATTAGACGTGAAGGCAACCTGATTCATTTGAAGTGTGAAGGTGATTTCGCGAACCAGGAAACATCCATAGAGTGCCCGGAGCACAGCCCCAAAATAATAGGACTGTACAGTTTGAAGTACCTAAATATCTTTACAAAGGCGACGAGTATGTGTGCGTCTGTGCAAATTATACAAGAAAATGGTAACCGTTTTTTAATTTTAAAGTACAATGTCGCTAATTTGGGTGAGCTTAAGTTTTACCTAGCTACTAAGGTATCCGAAGATCTGTAGTGTACCCCTCCAAAGTCGACACCGTCTTTTTCATACCCATGGAATTCTTCAACATAATCTTTGGGAATCTCGTGTCGAGATAATGTGGCTCATAGTATAGAAAATCTCGAAGTGAAACCTTCTGTCCATGAAAATCGTGTCTTGGACCCG